ACACATCGGAGGGAACGGGTGTCTGTAGATTGACCTCGATGACGCGAGCGAGTTCGCCCTGCGGGTCCACCTTGATCATGCCGAGCCGGTCTTCGACGCTGGTGTTGCTGGACCATACGGTGATCATCTTCCAGACAAGATCGTTGGACCGCTCCATGTTGCGGCCAGACTCCATGCGATCCCGCGCCCGCCCCTGCGTGCTGCCGTAGAGCAGCCCAGACAACTCCTGCGGCGAAGCGTTTGTCATCTCGTCCAGGCACATCGGGATGCCGTTCAGCGTGCCCATGCGGTGCACCTTGGTCAGATGCGTGTCCTGCGCATCCTTCATCAGCGCCCGGGAGTCACCGAAGATCGAGTTGATGCACCGCAGGATCGTGGTCTTGCCCGTGCCGCTCTTCTTGGAGAAGTAGTTGATCACCGCCCCGTTCTCGGGCGACATCATCATGAGGACGCTGCCGAACCCGGAGAGTACACCGAACGCATGGAGGTCGAACTCCGGCGCGTTGTAGGCGTCGATGATGTCCTTCCACACTTCCAGCGACCCCTTCGGTGTGAACCAGGGAATGTACTTCTCCAGATGGCGGGCGACAGGCGCGTGGACAACACCCCTCGGTGTGTACTCTCGGTTACCTATGATGAACGTGTTCTCTCTTGTCCAGCCAAAACGGGTATACATCTCTTCCGCCTTATCACGCATTTGCAGTTCTTGGATTGACTTGGCAACGTAGGCTTGCAGCTTAGTCAGTTGCGCCGGGGTGAAGACTGCTACCCCCTGCTCGTTCAGCTTCTCACGGAACTTGTCTATCGCACCGACTTCCTTCTGCGCAATCATGAAGTCACGAATAGCATCGTTAGGCAAGTGGTGGCGCATCCAGACAACGTCACCTAAGTCGCTCTCTCGCATGCGGCGGTATACGTACAGGTCGTGCGGATAGATGATCTCGACCTCAGGCTCCCCGTCTTCGACAGCCTTCTTGTGCATGTACACACCGCCGCTGGCTCCTCGGGTGTAGGGGAACGGGAGCACCGGGATAACGATGGCCTTGCCATCCACCTCGACCTTGCTCGGCTCGCGGGGCGCTTCCTTGATCGTGGAACCAAGCTGGATCGGTGAGGTGATCTTCCCAGCATGCTGACACCCTGCGCACAAGTGGGCCATGTCCAGCCCGTTGAAGGTCTCGCAGGTGTAGGGGCCACGCGTGTTGACCGCCTTCGTCTCGGTCTCATCAGGCGCGTAGTTGGGGTGGTTCTTGGAGACCTCGTGGATACCCCAGTCATGATCTTCGCAATGCTGCGCTATCGACAGCACCCCGCGCCACACCGGTTCGGGCAGCGTGTCGGAGTTCACAACGGCGTTCCGGACCTGGGCACACCCCGTGCCACTCATGGACTTCGCCCAGATGATCTGGAACTTGCTGATCCGGTTAGGGTCACCTTGCGCGAGGCTCTGCGTCAGCTTGCTGCTCGTGCCCTTGGACAACGCTCGCGCCTTGGCGAACATGTCCTTCGACGGGATCATGATCTGCCCGATGACCGCACGCAGGGCAGCGAACTCGTAATGGACGATGGGCGTCAGCAGCGTAACCGCTTGCCCATTCTTGCTGTTGATGGTGTCTGGTACACGGAGCACTCGCACGGTGTCAGCCGTACATGCGCTATCGACGTTGAAGCCCTTGTCCTTGCAGAGAGCTTTGAGTGAGGTAGCTACCTCAGACCACTCGTGAACTGCCACCGCCTGCACGAATATCCAATGTGCGTGCAATCCGTTACCGGAGTCAACGATGGTGGGGCGGGGTAGGTTCGTCTCCTTACAAAAGGCGCGCAGTGCGGTGGCACCTTCGTTCTTGTCTGCATACGGCTTCCCAGAGCCGCAGTCTATGTCAATGTACAGTTCCCTCTTAGATACTGCGTTGTCGGCTACTGCGGTATCACCCGCGCCGAATCCAGCAGTCACATAGTAAACGTCCAGTCCTTGGTCTACGAAGTTCTGTGTACTGTCAGCCATCTTGCTGACCGATGAGAAGAACCTATTGAACGCAGCGCCGGATGTTCTATTGATCAGCCTAAGTGAGTACCGTGTTCCTTCTGGGAGAATACCTTCTAGGAATTCAAGTTGGGACATGGTGGCGAAAAGTTAGCCACTGACGCGTGACGCATCGTGACGGGGGACCGCTCAGGTCGGGGGGAGGGTCGAACGATAGTACGCGAGAACCTTGGCGCGCAAGTGCTTTCCGACCTCTCGTTTACCCGAAAACCACCGGTAGATGGTGGCCTTCGACACATCGAGGTCTTGGCAGACCCGGGCAACCGGAATCTGCCTGTAGATGCACAAGCGCCCCAAGGCAACCCCGATGAGAACGGGGTCCGCGTCAGCGTTCAGCCTGACGATCTTGGCTGAGTAGGGCATGGTTGTAGCAGGGGTTGCCCCCTGCGTTCCTCAGTCGTCTGCGTCTGCCCAATCGCTCAGGATCGACTTCACGCTGCGCGTCTCGACCTCCGCCGCCTTCGTCGCTTCACGGACCACGGGCTCTTGCACCGCTTCAGGAGCGGCCTCCGCCTTGGGCTTGGCCTTCGGCGCGGGAGCGGGCGCAGCGGCCTTGGGTTGCACGAACACCGGGGCTTCCGCAGGCGCGGGGGCGGCAGCGGGGGCTTCCTCCACCCCGTCAATGTCCGCCACGGTCATCGTCACCGCGTCGATGGCAGCCTGCTCGTCCATGCGAGCGGTCACCTTGGCCCACTCGTGCTCCTCCAGCGGGCGCACCGCGCTGAAGACCAGCTTCATGTTGGCAGAGGTGTCGAAGCGCATCTCGGTCACCACAGCGTTGACCTCGATCCCGTGCCCGCCCAGGAAGCGGGCGTACTGCTGCAAGCCCATCTTGCGACCTTCACCCTGCGCAAACAGGCTGGACGCGTTGATGTTCATCGCGTAGATGTCCCCGTCGATGTCGGAGGCCAGCAGGACCGCCAGACGGCGGCTGTAGCGGCACGCCTTGGAATCACCCTGCCCAGACCCCTTGATGTCTTGCGGGCAGCCGTTGCAGGTCTTGTGCTGCGGGGCCTTGACGTTTGCATTGGGCGTCACGCTGTCATCGGACCAGCACTTCGGACGGGCCTTGATACCCTTCTCGTACTGCCCACCGTAGTAGGTGCGAGCGTTGGCATCCGCTGCACGGACGATGATGATGTTCATCGCACGGTCTTCATTGACGGCGACTGACTTGCCGCCGACCATCATGGTGAAGACGTTGTTGTCGATGCTGATGCGCTTGCTGTTGCCGCCACCCATCAGGGACTTGGTCAGGTCGCTCAGTTGCCCACGACGTAGGTGAGCAGGCAATGCGTTACCGGTTTGGAAAAGAGTCAGTTCAGACATGTTAGCTCCTACGGACAGTAACCGTGTACTTCGATTCGACATTCATGCCTTTGGGCATCTTGTCGGGATTAGCCTTGAGGAATTCCCCCATAGCCTTCTGCGCAATGCGCCGTTCAAGCAAATCTACCGCGTCGTTCTCCTTGACAAAGTTATGCATGGCTTCCCAGTCGGAAGTCCAGTAGCGGGTAGACACACCGCGAATGACGGTGCCTACACCAGGGATGCTGACGTTGCCGCCAGCACGCTTGCAGGTTTCGAGGAGATAGTTCTCGACTGTCTCCATCTGCTCCTTGATCTTCTTGTCCTCTTCCTCGTACTTCGCGGATAGCGCAGCACGGGCATCGCGCATCTTGATGTACGCCTTGACCAACATCGGGGTCGGTGGCAGTTCTTCGCCTTCTTGCATGGTTCGCTCCTAGTGAACAGAGACAAAGTTTACTCTTCAACTTTTCAGGTGTCAAGCTCCTCCTTGTACAAGCTGAGCAGGGTATCCATGTCCTCGGTCTTGGCATCGAGTGCCTCGTAGAGCTTGCGCTCCACCGCGCACCCACAAAGCCTGACCACGAGGCAGGGGTTCTTCTGGCCCGCCCGGTGCACGCGGGCGTTGGCTTGGTGCCAGATTTCGTTGCTGGTCACCGGTCCCCACCAGACCACCGTGTTGGCCGCGTGGAGGGTCACACCGTGCGATGCAGCCGCAGGCTGGATGAGAAGGATGCGGGGCTCTGCTTCGGTCTGGAACGCTTGGAAGACTTCCGTACGACGGGTCACTGAGACGCCTCCGTGGATCACCTCCACTGCGAAGCCGTCCTTGCGCAGTCGGTCGCGTAGAACCTCGATGGCATGCCGGAACGGGACGAAGACCAGCACCTTGTGAGTGCTCTCCTCAATCGCCTCCACCAGCACGTTGTACCGGTGCGTGATGTCGAACTCTACAGTATTACCGTTGTCGGAGTACACCGCCCCAGACGCCACCTGAAGGAGCTTGTTGAGGTTGGTCGCTGCGTTGACTGAGGTAACGGTCTCCCCCGCTGCCGTCATGATGAACTGCTCTTTCAGCAGCTTATAATACTTCGACTGCTGCGGTGTCAGTGATATTTCGCGTGTGGTATAGAGCATGTCTGGCAGGTCCAGGCATTCTTCCTTAGTGAATCGGATAGCCGGTTGAAGAACTTTATTAACTACTTCCGCTGCGTTGTTCTTGGCTTTCCACTTGAACTGCGTCACCTTCCACATCACCATGTCACGGAACGAGTAGAAGTTAGGTGGCACCGATGAGGGGTTCATCATCTTTGCCAGACCATAAGCATCGGTCGGTGATTGCGATGCCGGTGTGCCCGTTGCCATCCATAGCCACGTGTCAGACTGAATCAGGGAATTGATCGCTTTCCACCGTTTAGTGGTTGCGGTCTTTACCGCGTTTGCTTCATCAATAACTACGAGGTCAAAGTTAGCTGCTTTAAGCTCATCAAGTACAGTCTCCACACCGTCGAAGTTGATGATGACGAACTCGGCGTCCGACTGAATGACTTTGGCCCGCTTGTCCCGACTACCATGCGCAACATCGACGCGACGATGCATCAGGGTTTTGAACAAGTCAGCCTGCCACGCAGACTTCATGATTGACAGTGGGCAGATCACCAGCACCCGCTTGATGTACTTCCGTTCCATCAGGTAGTCGGCAGCCCACGCGATGCTGGCGGTCTTTCCCGTGCCGGGTTCATTGAAGATGAACGCTCTGCGGTACAGCGTGACGAAGGCCGAGGTCTCGCGCTGGTGACTGAAAGGCTTGAAGAGACCGGGCCACTTGTAGCGCCGCTCGATGGGAGACGGCACGGATTTGACCCCGAGGTTCTTCAGAACCCGCGCCTCCTCAAGTCCCCAGTGCACCAGCACCCGGCCATCCTCAAGCTGCTTGGACTTGGGGATCGTTGCGAGCACCCGCTCGGGGTGCCGCAGCTTTAAGAGCAGTGCTCGGTCGTTAATGATCTCCACGGACGGCCCACTTCTTACCACCGTTGACTTGGTAGTAACTTCTCACTGATTCGGCTGCGTCTTCCATATCAACGTCGTTGTCTACCATCACAAAACCAAATAAGTTGAGTACAACACTGCACGCTTCAGTCCAGAGTAGTCCGTTCAGACAGTCCAGCATTCTGTCCCGGATCGCCTCAAGTTCCTCTTGGGTAGCTTCTCGTTCGTCCATGACTGCCTCACTTCAACTCAAAGCCGTGGGTCTTAGCAAGCTCGATCAGCGTCATAGCCTGCGTCATTGCGTCGTCCAACGCGTTGTGTTCCACACCGACGTTTTTCTTCTTGTCCTTGGCGAAGAGCGCGAAGACCGTACGGTAGCAGCGGTCGCTCCAGAAGTGCCACGGCACATCCATCTTCAGGGCGCGGTACGCCGCAGCGAGCAGGGCGTTGTCGAAGTTCGCGCCGTTCCCCCAGACCACGGCATCGTCCAGCGGCGGCATCCACATGGTCAGCTTGAGCAGCGCGACATCGAGGGTGAACTCGCCCTTGAACGCAGCGGTACGGGCAGCCTCAGACTGCTTACCCCACCACTCCAACGTGCTTTTTTGTGCCCGCAAGCCTGCCGCTTTACACGACTCAGAGTCGATAGTGACGTAGAACTTCTCGATGATTTCCTTGTCAGCGTCGAACTTCACTGCGCCAATCGAAAGGATGGTGTCCCCCGGGCGGGTGCCTAGTGTCTCAAGATCAATCATCACATGTTGTCGGTTCATTTGTCCTCCTAGTGCAGATAGCAAAACAGCCCGATGGTGGAACCCCATCGAGCCAACAACCCCAGTCCTGCTGGGGATCGAAAGCGTAGCCCTATACGGGCTACGTGTCAACGTCCGCCTGAGCGCGGACCTTTGAAGTTCTTGGCGCTGTTCTTGCTGAAGTTTGTCAGCTTCACGTTGCCCGGTTTACTCTTCCCACCGTCCTTTATGGGCTTCACATGGTGGAGGGCTTTACCCTCTCGGGACTCTTTCCCGTGCTCCTTATCCCAGGCACGACGCGCCCGCTGTCTTTCGGACTGCTTGGCTCGACCGCCATTGGCAAGGAAGTCCTTGTACTCTTTCTTATGGTCCCGGTCTGACATGTCCTTGTATGGCATATCTACCTCAATTGTTCACCCCATTATGTGGGCATGACGTTACGACGCAGTGCTTTTTGCAAAGTCCCGAAGGGTTTGGGTTCCATACACCGGTCTTGTAGGCGGTCTCCAACCTGCCGATGTCCTGCATCCACTGCCGCCAGTAAACCTTCTCCTGCTCTCGCTCGTACTCAGCGGGCCTGAAGTGGTTCGCCACCACGAAGAGCAGGCCCCCCTTGACCTTGCGAACCTTGGGGAAGTGCTTGAAGACCATGAGGGCCATCAGTTCCAACTGCGCGGTGTCCGCGTACTTGGCTGACTTCCCCGTCTTGTAGTCCAGCGTCCGAGCCGTGCCCTTCTCTTCGTTGATGATGAGCAAGTCGGCTACACCCCTGCACCATACATCGGGCGCGTCGAACGCGCAAGGCTCCAGGGCCTGCGTCAGGCCCATCTTGTGCTCGCAGAGTTTCTGCCCGGGGATCGACAGCAGGGCATCGAGGTGCGGCTTGACGTAAGCGAACGCCCCAGGCAGGGGGGTGCCGTCCCGCACGTAGTGCTCAGCGGCCTCGTGGAAGTTCGTGCCGTAGAGCGTGGCCTCGGTGAAGGGCGGCTCCGTGAAGTTACGTGCTACCTTGATCTCGAAAAACTTCTTCGCGCAAGTCTTGAAGGATTTCAGAGATGAGTAGGACCACGCCTTCATTGTTTCTCCATCATCAGCTCCAGCGTGCGCTGGAGAATCCGTGCCTCGGCACCCAGACGCAGGGCGACTTCATACGCAGCGGGCAGGCTTCCCTCCAGCGCGTGGGCGTGCGCTTCTTTCGCAAGGCGCTCGATGTTCATCAAGGGCATCGCGTAGTCGATGATCTCTTCAGTCTTCACGCATCTCTCCGTAGTTGTAGCCCCACTTGGACTCACAGTTGATCGGCAGGCCATCGGCCCACGCAGGCACCCAGCGCATGCAGGACTCGACGTAGGCCCGTGCCTCGTCGCGCTCGTCCTCCCGTGCCAGGGCGATGATACTATCATGGACGGTGAGCGCAACCCTGAGTTTCTTGGAGATACGGACAAGCTGCGACATGACGATGATGCGGGCTAGTGCCTGCACGATGTTCTCTGTGAGCTTACCACCATAGATATCCACAAGCCCCGTGTCGTCCTTATACGCCCACTTCATCACACTACGATTGGGGTCTTGGTAGCGGTGCAGTTGCGGGTAGCTGATGTATAAGTCACTCGGCAGCTTGATCCCCTTGCGGCCTTCCACCAGCACGACACCCTGTTTACCGAACCACCGGGTCTTGTTGGCGTGCATAGCCTCGATGCACTGCTCGCCCTCGTACCACAGATTCCTAATGCGTGGATACGTCATGCGGTAAATGTCAACGATACGTTGGCACTCATCCAACGGCAAGTCCATCGGCGGGGACGCAGTCTTCAAAGTCGCCTGTAGTTTGTAGTGGCCGGTCTGGTACCCGCAGTTATGGACAATGATCGGTCCCTGGTTTGTCAAGACTGTGAACCTGCTCCTCGGTCCCGCTAAGGCGATGTCGTAGGTTTGCATTCTCCGCTTTAAGACGGGCGATTTCTTGTTGGAGCTTTCCGACTGTACGTCGGTTTCGTGCATTTTCTCCGCGCGGAACAAACCGCAAGTTATCAGGTTCGTAACCTTTTTCGTTATCGATTCTATCCAATTCGTACTCAGGTACGTCCCACCCCTCCAAAGTGATGATGTGTTGTAGAAACGCTCGGCGGTCTTTGCGCCAAGGCTCGTAGACACGGATACCTCTACCGCCGTAGTTTTGGTATTGGTTACAGGTTGGAATCTCGCAGCGGTTGATGCAAGAAGATATTCTGTTGAGAAGGCGTTCCCTGTGTGCGTCATCGGGGACAAGATCAGCGTACCCCCAGTAGTGCTTACGAGTTTTAGCGGACTGCTTACGAGCGCAGTCGCCGCATCGTGCAGTCTTCTTGTTAAGGAAGTTGTTACGGACAACAAAGCCTTCCCAGCCGCACGCACACCGGACCCTCGGATTCCATCCAACGCTTTTTCCATCAGGTCCAAGCTGCTGCGCCCACTCGGTGACGGTAAGGTCGCCCTGCTTAAAGCCGACTGGAACAGGGAACGGTTTGAATGGACCTCGGACCACGCCCGCCATCCATGTTCCGTCAGGATTTCGTGATCCGCCGTGGCTGTCAGCCCTAAATCCGTTGGTGTCTCGGTCCAGCGGAATCCCTGATTCAATAGTCCACTGTGTGTTACCCATGCTTCGCCATCCCAGAGTTCGTCAGTCAAGGAAACCTGTACGATACTCTTCCATCCAGAATTTGTCAAGACTTGGGTATCAGGTCCGAAGCACCCGAGGGTAACGGTCTTCCCTACAAATCTTTCCTGTTTATCTGTCTTAGTTACCGCCCGTCCATAAATCTTCGTCGCCATCTTGCAGTAGACATCGACCTTGTTGGCGAAGTCCTGCACCAGATCGTTCTGTCCAGCCAGCCACGCCAGCACCCGCGCCTCGATGTTGGACGAGTCACAGTCGATCAGTACGTACCCGGGCGGTGCCTCGATGCAGGCTTTGAGTTCCGTCCCGCCCCGGGCCGGGAGGTTCTGGAGGTTGATCCCGTCGCCCCCGCTGGAGCGCTTGGTCCGGGCGTAGCTGTACTTCAGTGGTACGGGCAGGGTGTTGCCCCGTGTGGTGATGCCGATGAAGGTCTGCGTGCGCGTCTCCTCCAGGGTGCTCTTGGTCCCCAGCCGTGCAGCCACGGCAGCCTGCACCCGCTCGTCGGGGTGGTCCAGCAGCGCCTTGAGTTCCGGGTCGGTCTTGGCAAAGGCGAAGGCTGTCTTGCCCGTCGTCTTGCTGATCTTGGTCGGAGGCACCACGCCCAACTCACTCAGCACCTCTGCGAACTGCGGGTTGGAAGCCAGCCGCTCCTTGCTGAACTCCGTCCTGCTGAGTAGCTCCTCCTTGCGTCGGATCACACCCTCAAGATGCGCCTCCAGCTTGGGCCGGTTCAGTCGCAGCACCGGCTCAGAGAACATCCTGATATGCAGATCGATGAGCTTCAGTTCCTCCCGGGGGTAGTCCTCTCGCTTGTCGAACTCCTCGATGTTGTACCAACCCTCAGACATCAGACGCCACATGTCGTAGTCAAGCTGAACGTCGTTGAGGCAGTAGGTAGCGTACCGCTTGAACTCTTCAGGCTCAAAGTCCTGACGACGCATAGCTATGGCATTGACGACTTCGTCACCCTTCTCACCTACACCGTACCGCTTGGCGAGCATAGCGAGGGAGTTGTTCCGCGCACCAAACATGGCACGGGCCATCGACAGGGTATCCAGCCACAAGCGTGGCCGCACGCCGAAGTGCCACGTGAATATCGCTGCGTCAAACAGGGTGTTGTGGCACAGGACTGCGTACTTGCCCCAGTCGATAGCGTCGAGCCGGTACTGAATCTCGGCGTGCGTACCTGTAACTACCTCCTTCGTCCCATCCGGCCAGCGCAGGCCGAGCATGATGACCTCAAACTTGGGATCGCGGATGTAGGCTTCAGTGGTAAGTTTGGTAAGGCTGTACTCCTTGGTGTAGTAGGTTTCAAAGTCCGCTGTGATTATTTCCATTGCGATCTCTCGTGGAACCACTGCTCAAGCAGTTCGATGGTATCTTCGCGCACCACCATAGCACTGCCGCCCGCCTTGTGGATGTTGACGATCTCTCGCTCTTGCAGGGCAGTGGGTTTATTGAACCCAGCCTTACATTCTACCGCAAGAAACATCCCGCGAAAGCAGATGATGATGTCGGGAATACCCGCACGACCGTAGCCGTTCTGGGCAGGGAAGAAGTGCCACGCCTTGTACTTCTCGATGATGCTGACACAGGCTTGCTTGACTTTTTTCTCAGGAGTTGCTGCCATTTTCGATCTCAATCAGTTTTTCGATGTAATGCTTGGCCTTGAGGAGGTCTTGCACCCCACCTTTCTTACGCCAGCGAGAGAGGTACTTGACAGCATTGCCGTCGAAGTACCCCAGACCCCACGCATGGATAACATCCCATGTTTCATACTGGAGGTCTTTATAGTGCGTACCTCCGTGTTGGGTATCATTCGCGCTCATCGGTTTCCTTGAAAAGTTTCGCGTTGGGGCCGCACTCGCGGCCTCCCAGGCGGGCGTCGAGGCAGTATGCCCACTCCCTGCGCCCTGCGGGCGTGCGCACAGCCGTGCAGCGTAGCACCTCGCTCTGCTCTTTGCGGCCCTCCAGGCGTCGATCAACATGCGCGCACCGCTCACACTGCTCGCGCTGCTGCCACCATAACTCGGTGGCCGGATGGACTCGGAGGAACTCAGAACGAAGGGTTGCCATACTCTTCGTCCTCGTCGGGAAGCTGGATGCCGTGGCGGGCTAGCCGGTCCCTGGCCCACTCGTTGAGATGCGTGACCTTGGGGTCGGGCTGGCCTCGGGCGCGGATGGCGGCGGCGCACTCTTCGCGGGTAATGCTGCCTGGGTGAGACCACGTTCGCACATCGTCCTCACACACCCGCGCACACGCCTCGCGTTCCTGGGCTAGTGCCGCTGCCGCATAGGCTCGCATCTGTTCTGCCCACGCCGCGTAAACATGCGGGGAAATTTCGCGGTGCAACTCCATAAAAGGTTCCGGCAGCGGGGGTAGTTGTTCGCTTGTCATTCCTTGCTCCTTGCGCGGATGGCGGCGGAAGTTTCTATTCCGTTCGTTGCCACCAGCATTCCAACCTGAGCACACGCCTCGCGTTCGGATGCGGCACCGGCCTCGTAGGCTAGGGCGGCGAAGCGCGCAAGGAAATCCGTGAACCCTGTCACATTGGCAAGCCGGCTTGCGCCAGCCTCCCGCGCCATGCGCAGGATGTCGTCGCGGGTCATGTTTTCTCTCCTTCTGCTTTGGCGATGACTTCACCAAGGTACTGCGCTCGCCCCGGTTCGCTGCCTTGCAGCCATGTGTGGGCGCGCTTCAACGCCTCCAGCAGTTCCGGATACAGCGCAGCGCGGCGAGCGGCTTCATTCTTGGCGGCTTGGGCCTCCTTGATCGCAAGCTGTCGCGCCGCAAACTCTTTGTTCCACTCGGCGCTCCGAGCCTCCCGCTTTTCCCACACGGTCGGCGGGTGGTGCGTCTTGCAGTACCACTTCCCGAGGTGCTCGTACTTGGCGTTGCGGTCGCATCTGAAGAACGAAAAGCCGTTTCCGACTTTGCCGCAGCACTTGTGTTGCTCGGTCATTTCGCTTCTCCTTCCGCCCGTGCGATGGCTGCGCGGGCACAAGCACCAGCGTCATGCGCTGCCTCCATGTGGATTCTGTGAAGGTCTTTCAGCAGAAGTTGGGCGGGGCAGCGGCGCTCGATCCAGCGCAACGCCTCCAGAAGTTCCTGATTCACCG